ACGTATTTGTAAGTGATACTTCCAAGGATCTTGAGAACTTACAGGCTCTTAAGCAACTCATTCAACCTGCTATGCAGAACGGAGCATCGCTTCTTGAAGCAGCAGAAGTTCTTACTACCGATAATCTCAATCTTCTCAAACAGAAGTTACAAGATATGCAACAACGTCAAGAAGAACTTCAACAGCAACAACAGCAAGCAGAACAAGAACAAGCTGTACAATTGCAACAAATGCAAAATGAGCAACGCGAGCAAGAGCTTATGCTTGAAGAAGCTAAGATGGATCTTGAGAGATATAAGATTGATCAAGACAATCAGACTAAGATTGTTGTAGCAGAGATTAGTGCTTATAGAGGTACTGAAGAGAAGGATATCAATAACAACGGTATTCCAGATCCTGAAGAATATGCTAAACAAGCTCTTGAACAACGTAAGATAGATTCTGCAGAGTATACTAAGAGATACGAACAGCGTCAGAAGAAAGAGATTGAAGATAAGAAGATTCAACTCGAAAAAGAAAGGATGAAGCATGAGATGGAGTTACAGAGGGCCAAAGATGACGCCGCTCTTGAACGAGAGAAGATTAAGGCAAGAACCGCGCTCAAGAATAGGACAAGCGGAGAGAAGTGACGAACTTCTTGAGTTGACTAGAGAAAACAATCAAATGCTTCGTTGGATTATGTCATATCTGATGCACGAGGCTTAGCACGACGATACACAAGACTTTGTATAGAACGTTGTTGCTAACCTCGTGTCTAACAGAGTAGATTTTAGGAGGGATGCATGATGAAAGATCCTACAGAATTTAGACAACGGTTTGATATATATAAAAAAGAAGGTATAAAAGCTGTTTATGATGCTGGAAAACCTATTTAGGACGATTATTCTATTGGTTCCTGGGTTGATGCAATATATGCTAATAACCCTGTAGAGGAATTTCTTGGCGAGCCTGAACATCATTACGATTTTACATAGTCTGAACAATGGGCTAATGCACACGGATATTATCCAGACAAAAGAGGGCATAGAGACGATCGAGTGAAAAAAATTACACATCCTTCTCATTCTAGCCGTGGAGCGTGGAACGGCGACAAATACGAATTGACCGATTTTGGAATGGAAACTCCAAATTATACTCTATTTGGTCTCAACGATGGAAATCAGGATCCATAGGCAATTCTTACTTATAAAAACGGTATAGTAATTCCAGAGATTACGGTTACTCCAAACGGAAATTATATTTATAATCCGTACGACAACATAAAAATACATCTTCCTAAGTATGACACTGGGAATCCTCCACAGAAAATACCAAAAAGTAGCAGGGCGCTCGGCAACTTGTTTTACCGCACGGCATCATTTTTGCCGCATACTAGAGGTATTACAAATATAATGGACATACTTGGTTTAAGTCCAGATGATAAAACTCATGGAGTTGAGGATGTCTCTGACGTCGCCGGCACAACAGGAATGTTGTTAGAACGTACGAAAAAGACTCCAATTAACAACGGAACGATTGCCAAATAGTTTGCAGAGGCCTATAATAAACCTCTCATGAAAATTGTAAAACCGTTAAGCGTGATAGATATCGCAGGTGATGCATACCAGTGGATACAAGACGCAAAAGCGTATGGGGACGCTTTACGAGAAGAAATGCCAAGTGGAGTTTATAATTCCGGAATAACAATAGATCCAAATGATTATCACGACAAGGGTAAATCTATACACATCAATCCAGCAAACAAAGGCAAGTTCAATGCTACCAAGAAACGTACTGGTAAAACAACAGAACAATTAGCACATAGTAAAAACCCATTAACTCGTAAGAGAGCCATCTTCGCTTTGAATGCGAGAAAGTGGAAACATTGATAATATGGCAAAAATAAAAGATATACCGTGTGATATCTATAGATGGGACGTGCAAGTCTTCTTAGGTTCACATGAGGAATTTAGAAAATACGTATATAAAAAATACAGGAATGATAAGGAACTTCAAAACATAGTAGATAATGAAGAACCTGGTACAGGTGATTTCTACTATGGACCAGGTACGTTAATAGTTCGTATAGGGGGATTCCCTACTACACCTAAAGAGATAGGTACAGCATCGCATGAAGCACTACATGCGGCTATGTGGATACTTAATTGGGCTGGTGTACATTATGAAAACAAAGATGCAGACGAAGCATTAACATATCTACAAGAATGGATTCTTACAAACATATTAGAAAAGAAAGGATATAAGAGAGTATGAAGAAGATAGTGGACGTAGCTTTACACGCTATAAAAAAGTCGGATAAAGTTGATGGATTGGTGCCAGACGATAAGCGATATAGCGTTCACTTTGAACCTAGTGAAAATCTAGAAAAGTGTTTAAATGAGTTTGTAACTTCGTTTTCTAAATGGCTTGGTGATGATTCCGATTTGATAATTTGGGAAAGTGTCGGATCTATTGAAGAAACAGAAGAAAACAATACTATAGAGTAATAAGAGTATGAAAAAGACGGAAAAGATGGGAATGGATAGGTGTACATTCCTGAATGCTAGTTGGATGGATACCCAGGCTGACGGGACTAGAAAGCGCGCGCGACTTACCTACGAGATTGGTAAAAATTTAGATCAACACGCTATTGATGAATTTAAGCATGCATTGTGTGAATTAGAATTCAGACTTTCTCCAGACATCCCTTTACGGATGAGTGTAGATACATATTTAGGAGAACCAATTGAAGTAAAAGATGATACTAGGGAGTCATAATAGTTGGAGTTACTTACCTCCAAAGAAATGGTGGATGAAACCATTTAGATTTGTAGCATAGTGCCAAGATTTGGACATAAAAACCCAATATGAACGCAGAGTAAGATGCTTTGATTTACGATTGTAGTACGATGGGGATACACTACGTGTGGTACACGGTTTTATGATATATAAGATTACGTGTGCAGAACTGTTAGAAGACTTAGAATGGTTAAATGAGCGTGGCGACGTATATATAAGAGTACTACACGATGCTCGTACAAAGAAGCTGCATAACGATACGGCTATAAAGAACTTTTAGAACGATTGTGCAGCATTTGAACAACTTTATCCAAACATTAAGTTCTGGTGTGGCAAAAATCTCTATAATTGGGAAACAGACTATAAATTCAAAAACAACCCTTCTTGCGAGGAGCGCTATAGTTCTGTTGCTTCTCCTAAAATTGACGACCTTTATCCGAGGTATTATGCAAAAAAGAACACAAAAGTAATCTACGAAAAAGGTACCGACAAGGATATACTATTGTTAGATTTTGTAAACTATATAACGCAACAATAAGCGTACAAATATTGTAACATTAATTATTTAAATAATTATGAAGAAAAAGAATAATATTCCATCTGCGTTTGAGGACGCACTTGACGACTTCGGTTTTAGTAACATTGAAGGTCAAGGTGGTGTAACTAATATGGATACACAAGACTCATTCGTGGATGTGGAACCACCTAAGAATGTAGAACCAGAACCAAACAAAGGTACTGAGGATGAGACTAAAACAACCGAAGGTCAGACTCAAGCACAACCAGATGAGACTGACATTCCAAAAGAGGTATTGGACCGAATGAACGGTCAACAAACAACTACTGTCGAAACGAATGAACCCGACGACAATGCACAAGATATTACCGGCGATGATGTAACGGAAGCCGAACAAGTTGGTGCTTTGTTTGACGCCATCGGTGAATCGTTTGGATGGAACTTAAATGATATCGAGGAAGAGGATAGACCTCTTACAGTGGACGACCTCACAGATTATATACGCAAAGTAGTGGATCAAAACTCTGTGCCAGAATATGCCGATGAGCGTATACAAGCTCTCGACGAGTATGTGAAGAAGGGCGGACGCTTTGAGGATTTTTATACCGCACAGCAACAGCGTGTGAGTTATGACAACATCAACCTCGAAGATGAAAATAATCAAAGAACAGTTATACGTGATCTCCTTAGAGCTAATGGATATACAGAAGATCAAATAAATAATAAGATTGATCGATATGAATCTGCCGATATGCTTGAAGAGGAAGCCGAAGATGCTTTAAGTCGTCTTAAGGTGATTAAACAGCAAGAAACTGAAAGGCTTCAGCAAGAACAGGAAGCTGCTAGGCAGAGACAGGAAGAAGAGACGCGAGCTTTTTTCAACGAGATGAGTACGAATATAAACAATCTTACAAATATTAGGGGCATCAATATCCCTAAAGAAGATCGTAAGCAATTGTTTGACTATATATTTAAGACCGACGCAAACGGCCTTACTCAATATCAAAAGGACTTTAACAAGAATTTATCAAAGAATCTAATCGAGTCCGCGTACTTTACCATGAAAGCAGATTCCTTTATCACTGAAGCTAAGAAAACAGGAGAAACGACAGCTGCTCAAAAACTTAGACAGATGTTAAGGCATAAGAGCAAGAATCATTCTACGTTCAATGCCGATGAAGATAAACAACGTTCAGCATTGGAAATAGCGTCAATGTTCCAATGATGATTTATACTAATCAATAATAATTTATGGTAAACAATTTACTTAACAACCTTCAGCTTTATCGCGGTCGTCGTTTCAGCGACTTGGTTGATGAGAACATGATTTCAAACGCACTGCTCACCAAACCACATGAGGTAGCAGGTCTTCTTTCTCTCGTTTTTGGTACTAAGGACGATGGTGTATCTACAGCTATTGATTTGATCACTGGTGGTCTTGGTAAGACGATGATTATCGAGAATCGTGAATATGAGTGGTCTGTAATGATTGATTCGGAGCACGCTGTCAATATTCGTTACGTTAAGTATAACGGTAAGGAATTGACTGCTGAGGATATAAATACGACAGTTGCTCCTGGTATTAATGGTACTCCTATCTATCTTGGTTTGGAAGAAAGATGGTTTGGTCCTAAACTATTTTAAATCACACAATTAAAATAAACTGGGGCACACTACAGTAATGTGGTGTCGCGTTCCTATTGAAATGCTGGAAAATCCTAAAGGTTTTTATACCGTAGAGTAATAATTAAAAACATGATATTATGGATAATATAAATGGACAATCAGCAGCCTAGCAAATCGTAAGTAAGCCAATTAAAGGCTGGGAAGACAGATATAGTATAACAAATGACGGCCGAGTGTATTCGTACATATCCGGCAGATATTTACATAAAGGTTTCGACAAAAACGGTTATGAACTGGTAACATTGTCAAGAAATAGCTACAAACGTACTTATAGAGTACACCGACTTGTAGCAGAAACTTTTATAGAAAATCCAGATAATAAAGAAGAAGTGAATCATAAAGACTTCAATGTAAAAAATAACTGGTTTGAAAATCTAGAATGGGTGACGCAAAAAGAAAACGACAATTGGAGTAAGCTTTATGGTCACCACGGTAGATATGATATTCAAAAAGCTTATACTTTTACAAATGTATTCAATGGAAATTCTTTTACTATACTCGGATTTAAAAATGTCTTAAAGCAGTTTGGCGGATCTAAACGCAATTTTATAGATCGCGTACAAAAATATGCAAACACTGGAGCATATATAAAGTATGGAAGATATAAAGGATTACGCATAGATACTGAAGATTTGAAGGTTCAACGACTAACCCCTAACCAGGGTGTAGAGCCAAGTGGTTCGAAGTAATAGGTATCCTTGTCAAATAGGATAAAGATATAGTCTGATCTTTATAGAAATATAAAGCTGTCTACATTTTGGAAGTGTGTAGACGCGTGTAGATTAACGACCTACACGGAACAAAAATGGGTGCAGTGCTCTCTTTCGATAATGTAAACTTCCAGGTACGTGTGAGCGGAGTTCCTTATCAGGATGGCTCTACTTGGGTATACGAGTGCTATGTGGCAGAAGGTTTTGCAGGTTCTTATATCCCTGTTGAATATCTGCTTCCTGGCCGTCAGGTAAGCCGTATCGGTTCTGCTTACGAAGAGTACAGCGATGAGGCTGATATCATCAACTATCAGACGCCATTTAAGATGCGTAACAACCTTACAACTCTGCGTCTGACTTACGACATCACTGGTGATGCTTATTCTACAGTACTCGCTATCGCTCTGACTGATCCTGAGACCGGTAAGAAGTCTTATCTCTGGTCTGACTATCAGTACTGGCTTGCACTCCGTGAGTGGAAGCGTCGTGAGGAGAAGTTCCTTCTGTTCTCGCATTCTAACCGCAATGCTGATGGTACATATGCTTTGAAGGGTACCAATGGTCGCCCAGTAGCTATCAGCGCAGGTCTGTTCGAGCAGATTTCTCCCGCAAACATTCGTTATTACACTAAGCTTTCTGCAGAGCTCTTTGAAGATTATCTGTTCGATCTCTGCTACAATCTCCTCGGCACAAACGAGCGTAAGTTTATCGCTCTGACTGGTGAGATGGGTATTCGTGAGTTCGACCGTATTCTGAAGGAGAAGGCTGCTAGCTTCAACCTCATTGATACTAAGTTCATCACCGGTTCTGGCCAGGAGCTCACTCTCGGTGGTCAGTTCACTACTTATAAGATGACCAACGGTATTGAGCTGACAGTTAAGCGTTGTGCTCTCTTTGATAACATGGAGCTCTTCCGTCAACTTCACCCGCTGACTGGTAAACCTCTGATGTCTTATACTTTCCTCTTCGTTGATCTCGGTCAGCGCGATGGTCAGGCTAACGTCGTGAAGGTTTGTCGCAAGGGTCGTGAGTTCGTACAGTGGTACACTGGTGGTTCTGTAGCACCAAATGGTTATGCTAACAGCATCAATACGCTGCGTTCTAACAGCCGTGACGGTTATCAGGTTCACTTCCTTGGTGAAATGGGTATCATGCTGCGTAATCCTCTGTCTTGCGGTATTTTGTACTGTGATGCTGAAGATGCAGAAATTACCAACGACCTGTCTAATATCGTAGGTGCGTAATATATAACAAAAGAGAAATAATGTCCGAGCATGGGTCCGATTATCGGGCCTATGCGCCCGGCATTACAACATACTAATGAATAATTATGGTAGTTGAATTAAAGATTAAAAAGAAGAATCCCTGGGCTGGTTTGGTGAAGTATAAGTCATGCGCTGACTATATTTCCCCGTATTTTACTAGATCTGGGTCGATTTATACAGGCCTTACGCCTGAAGATGAAAGATATTATGAGAAAGCACTTGGTTATCCAGAAGGACATTTGGCTAAGTCTAGCGAATTCTGGAATACTTTTTGCGTAAAAATTGGCGCAAGAACCGTTATTCTCGACGATTCTATTCCACGTCAAGCAATGATCATTAAGTTCCTTAGCGGACATAAACGCGTAGCTACTTCTCTCGATAAGATGGATGCTGGTAAAGACTATCTCCTGATTAATCGTGAAGCGGAAGCTATTGAAGCAAATAAGATTAATAAGTTGCGTCGTGATGCTATCAAAGAGTTTGATAAACTTACTCTTGAACAAATGCGCAAATGTCTTCGTATATTTGGTGTTAAAGCAGACACGATGTCCAACGAACTTGTAGAATCTACCTTGTTCTCTATGGTAGATAAGAACCCAAAACAATTCTTTACTAAGTGGGTTGACAATAAGTCTAAGGAAACAGAGTTCCTCCTCGAATCAGCTATTGCAAAGGGCGTTATTCGTAAGGATCGTACGCAGTACTATTATGGTACAGAGTTATTTGCAGATTCGCTGCAGGACGCAATTGCATACCTCGATGCCAAAAAGAACCAAGATCTTAAGCTTTCTATAATCAACCAAGTAGAAAACAAGTGATTATTAAAAACGACATATGACGCACAAAGATATTTATACAAAGTTTATGATTGAATATGACAAGGCTGGTGCCACAACGTCATATCCGTCGTTAACAGAATACGAAGTAGCTACTGTTCTTGATAAAGCTTATAATGCACTAATTGCACAAAAGGTTACCGGCAATAACTATCGTAGAGTCGGTGTTGAAGGAGATCTTAAGTCTATTGCAGATCTTGGACCATTGACTAAATCTAAATGGATTCCTGTAGATCCTAGCACTGGCGAAGCTGACAACATTGCACCAAACATCACAGCGTGCGAAATGCCGGCAGATTTGTTATATGTATTGGGTGGATCTATGAAGTACAACCCGTCTAATACAAAATATGCTCCAGAAGTATCGGAAGATACCGAATACAAACCAGTTGACTCGGCATTGGAAAGAGGTGTAGAGGTAAAGTTGATGAATCACGATATAGCTCAAAAATTCTTCTCTACAAATTCTAACATACCTTGGATAAAAAATCCGATATGTTTCATAGAAGACAGATATATATATATTGTGTACGATCCTCTCAATCCTCCAATAGTAAGAGATTCAAGTGATTCCACAAAAGGTTCGTTTAGAGTTACTTACATCCGTAAGCCACATACATTTGTAAAAGATATTCCAGATACACTTCCTAACGGTTCTGGTTAGAATGCATACGTAACATACTTTGATTACAGTGGTATCTCTGATGATGCTACGTTTGAAGACGAATTTGGAGAAAAATACAAAAAAAGATACGAATTTGAGTGCAATAGTACAGTTGCGGAAGAATTAATCAGCTTGGCTGTAGCGTTTGCATTGGAAAATGTAGAATCGCAAAGATTGAATTCTAAACTTAATATGAGAGGGCTTGAGGCATGACGTTAGAACAAACTAGAAAATTAGGTATTGAATTCGAGAGGCGAGTTCAAACCATGATTCCAGATAAGGAATTTGCAGAAAAACTTGATACGGAAACTATATATTCATATTTAAACCAGTATCAAGATAAATACATACACGAAATCTTTAGGAATCTTGATGTTATTACTCCTGGGTCTAAAATACAAGCACATGTCGACAGTGTGTTACAATCATTGTTACATACAGATACTATACTTGTCTCAGATCCAAGCGTCACGCAATACATGGGTAATGCGACAGATGACTACGGAAACGTAATTATAGATACTGCAAGATCCGTAGTGTATCCGCTCAATAAGAATTTCTATATGTATGTAAGAAGTGTTTCTAATGTAGGGAAAACATACAGCTTTAAGTCAAGTGTGTCGAATGATTAGGTTAATTCCGGTACTGTACCAATGCGCGTGCTTCCGAATCAACTTGTATCACAAAACGATCTCTGGAGACTTCTCGAAACACCTCACGATAGCTTAAGGATTCTTAGATATCCAGCAGCCGTTCTTTCTGAAAAGAAAGAGATTAGTGAGTATAAAGAAATCCACTTACAACAGCTTTGGGAAGATGGTAACGCTTATTACAGAGAAAATGGAGAATTTAAAAAACTCAATGTCGGAGATGTTTTATGTACTGTGAATGACATTACCGACGAAGGATATACATCTGCCGACGTGGACGTCCTTTTTACCAACGTTAGTTCTACGGCCATTCATAATATGAAAGAACAGCTGTTTCCAGAAGGAAGTCAACCCCAGACCATTACCTTTGTCAGTTAGTTTGAAACGTTTTTTGGACACAATCCTTATTACCAAGATGTATTACCACTTATAATAAGCGATGATGGTAGCGGTAATGGAATTAGAATAGGGCTTGCAATAGCAGGTTCTAATGAACCGGTTTGTGTATTACAACTCCATAGTTTTAGTATAGATGGAGAAAGTGTAATGCCGACTTTATATGAGCGCACAGTATCTTCGGTACCGACACTTACAGTAATATACGATTAGTACACCTAGCCGAGAGGTATTAAAGTTACATATTATAAAGAGCCGAGCCACTTCAGTCTTATGACTTCTACTGCATGCGAATTACCAATGGATGCTTTTGAAGAACTTGTTAGTGGTGCTGTAGATCTTTATGTACAATATGTTGCAGGAGCTGTAGCAAATAAGGAACGTATTCAACGTGCTAGAGAAGAGGCTGCTAAAGAAGCTGAAAGAAACAACGCAAGACGTAATAGAAGAGAAGAATAATTATGAGATGTATAGATATAATAGCAGCGTTTGAACTCGAAATAAATAAATTAGACAATGCTATCGAAAAACCGGTTACAGACGACTCTGTATATTGGATCAACCAAGCTGTAATGAAGTTCGTAAAAGAACGGTTCAACGGTAACGCTCCTCATTATACATCTTATGAGTAGACTGAAAAACGTACGCGTGATCTAATAAATCTGTTAAGGGAGTCTATAATATCTACACCAGAACCAGATACGTCCCATCCTTCATACGATTGTTATGAATACAATTATCCTACAGACATGCTATATGCACTAAATGAGGACGTTATCATATCAGACATGAATGGAGATAATAAATTAGACGTGTGTATGTTTGAATGTACTGCGGATAGTTTTATGTATCGGGTGATGAACAAGCTCACGGACTTTCATTACAGGTTCAAAAGAGCTAGGCCGTTACGCGTAAGAACTAAAGACGGGTTTCGTCTGTTAACTGATAAAAAATATAAGATTGATTCTTATACAATAGGGTACTTAAAAGTACCACAAGAAATAACTAATGAAAGCCCTTATACAGAATATAAGGATTTCGAAGATTATATTTGGTTGGAGATTGTTAAAATAGCAGCTCAGATGTACATTGAAAATCAAGCTGACCCCCGCTATAAAACAATAATCAACGAAGTAAATACACAAGAATAATTTTAACGTGGAAACCCCAGCCCTTTAGGTAGGGACTAGAAGATAGGGGGAGTAGAAAAAATTAATTTAAATTATGATTACATATGTAAATACCGTGCTCGTAGGTAAGGGCACTCCTTCGGTTGTTACCGACCCAACTGCAGCTAATGCTGCCGGTAAGTACATTATTATGGACCTTACTGAAGGCGCTACTAAATTGTATATTTCAGCTGCAGAAGCAGCCAATGCTTCTGAGATCAAGATTGGTCTTATCACGAGCAAGACTACTAAGGATATGAAGGGTAATTCTGTTCCTGTTATCAAGTGGTCTAACAACATCAAGAAAGCTGATATTAAGTCTTATCACATCGATTCGTTTGATGCAACTAAGGCAAATGACATCGAAGATAAAGTAGAGCTCGACTTTACTGGTGCAACAATGACCGAGCTTCAGAAAGGCAATAAGCGCGTGCTGGTTCGTCTTACTTTCAAAGATACACCCACTCGCTATCGTAAGTGGACAGATACTTATGAGTATGTTACTGCTGTCGGTGATAATGCAGCTGCCGTTGCAAAGGGTCTCGCTGATATTATCAACAAGGAGTGGAAGCGCTCTCGTGTAACTGCTTCTGCTGCTAATGGAAAGCTTACTATCACGGCACTGCCTTACGACGACAACGATACCGTTGACAGCATTAACTGGGATGCTAAAGTACGTTTCTCCGCAAACGCTTATTATACTGATCCTGAGGCAGCTGGTTTCGCTTCTAAGAATAAGTATAGTATTAACGGTCTTGTTATCACAAAGACTCCTGGCTATTCTTACAAAGCAACCGGAAAGCTTGTTCGTGATCGTGAAGCTCAGGCTATGGGTTACGAAGGTATCCTGAACCGTGGTGAAGGTACTTGGCCAATCATTAAGCCCGAAATGCAGGCAGATGTTACAAAGAATTACGATGTGATTACTCTCGAATTCGAGAATATGTATCGTGCTGCTGATGACATTTTCCGTAAGACTAAGCAGACTGTCGAGATTTATGACGAAGACCTTGATTCTAGCGCTATTAAGACTGCTCTCGATAACTTTGTTGGAAAAGAGGCTATTGACGACACTCCTGCTGCAGCTGCTGCTGGTGGTGAAGGCGGTGAAGGTGGTAACTGATAAATATAACTAAAAACAAAATGTTATGAATATAAGAATTGGAAACGACGCTACATTAAACATATCGTTAGACTTCGAATAGATGCAGAATAAGCAACTATTAGAAGCTATTTGTTATTTGTTAGATGTAGATAGGGAAGCTGAAAAGCAAGAAAAGAAAGAAGAAGGCGATCCTGAAAAACCGGCTCCAAAACCTCATATTCCTACAGATTACACAATCCACGGTCATGTGATACCTGAGTACAATTATGTATTTGGGAAAAATCCACACGACCGTGGATTTACTGTATGTGAACCACACTGCTGCCCGTGTTGTGATCATTGTAATAAAAAACCTAATCACGACCCATTTAAATATGTAACCAAAGCAGACATTATTTCTAATACGTAGATACAGTGCGTATTCCCCGGTAAAAAACAAATAAAAGAGGGAAGATATAAACTTATTGTAGAAACTTCTGTCAAAGACGAAAAGGGAATATATACATATACGTTTGACTTTGGAACAGTGCTTAGTCTTACAGACAAACCGTTTGGTAAGGTTGGAGACGTTATTGTAAACGTGCCAAACTTAGACGGATCGATATTAGCTATAGATAGTGTAAGTAAGGTTATCGCTGTTGTGCAGGGTACGAGCATGACTCTCGGTAGCGCCGATAAGTATGGGTTTAAATATGCAGTGATAGTAACTGCTCTCGATGGTTCGATAGTAGCCTATTCTCCAGCAAATTGGCCGTATAGTAATATTAAATTTAAGAGTTCGAATCCAGAAGTAGTTTCTGTTGACGAAAATGGTACGATTACAGCAGCCGCAAGTAAAACCGGCAGGGATGTGGTAATAACTGCTTATGACGAAGATGACCTTTTGGTTAGTACCAGTATTATTGTACACGTGATTGGTTCGGATTCTGATTATACATCACAGATGTATTCCACTCAAATATACGATCCGCTGAACGAAATGAACCAAAGTGAGGTCAATTCGGCAGTACTTGCTGGCATACATGCGGTAGAAAATCTTGTTGGAAAAACTGTAGACGGAATGTTTATAGTTGTCACCTCGTAGGCAAATTACGATAAGTGGGCTAGTATCAATCAAATAAAAGACAATACATTCTACTTCACATACGACGAGGAAGAATACCCAGACGGTCCAGACGGACCAATTGGACCAACGCCTACTGGGGTGTACGTAGAAAACCATGTTCTGTATACAAACGGATACGGAACAGTTTCTGCAGGAATATTAACGATCGGAGGATCAGTAAATAACAACATTTTAAATTTATAATATGGATTATATAAGTCAAATTAATGTAAACAATACCGCATATGCTGTAGGGTTGCCCAATATTTATATAAACAACAAAGGTAACTTTAATATTGAAACTTCTGCAGAAATTGGCAATACGTCTAGAGGTAAGATTAACATCGAATCTATGAGTGACATACAATTTAAACCAGGAGACGATATCGTATTTTATTCACACCATCGTGCGGAAGGTAAACAAGAAGAAGTGGCATTTAAGGTTACAGACGGGGATGATAATCCAGTAAAGACTTAGCTGAATACATCGGAAATAAACTTAACAACAAAGCCGAAACTTGATACTACAGATGGTGGTGAAATGAATATTTCCATAAACTGTAATAAAAATACACGTGGTTACCTTAAAGTACGTGCCCAGGCTATTGACCTTCGCTGTGAAAAACATGGCGGCATCGCATTACAGCCAAAAGGTTATGATGGCGATGGTAATATGAACAAGATTAAGTTCGAACATGGTGGCGGAGATGGTCTCGAGTTTGGCACGTTCAATACAGAAAAAGCATCTTTGTTTACGGACGAATATCGTTTTAATAAAGACGGTGTGTGGAAGATGGCTACCCGCGAAACCACTCCTTCTGGCAAGACTATTAGAGATGAAGGTACTGTACCAGTTGGCAAACAAGCTACTGCAGCACTTAAGTATGTAAAGCAAGACGATGACTTCTACGACATCATAGATCAGACTGATGAAGTTGCCGATACTAACTCCATCATAAAGACAGCTAATGCTTTTAATTACGGTAAGAACAGACACGCCAAGTATAAGGAAACTCTAAACGAAGATGGTAGTATAAAAAAGAAAACCATTGAAATAGAAGGCGTTGTTACATATATATATAAATCCGCAAATGAAATTCGACAATTTGCTGGTTTTACAGCAATACCTACAGCAGATCTTTCTGACACCATTGATCCAAGTCTGCTAGCATCTTATAGTCAACGTCCATCTAGAGAAGTAATTTGGTACAATACTTCACCAAATGATAACAGTGGCGGACAATTTATTTTAGCAGATGGCGATAATGGAACTCCAACGACAGGTTTTAAAATAAACGCAATAACTACCTCTTCCGAAGATCCTTTTTTTGAATGGAATTCTACCGTTTGGAATACGTTCGACCATTTTTATGCAGCACTAGAAGGCGATTCTGTGTATGACTTTAAGGATGGTGGTAATGAAGTACCTATTAATAGCATTACGCTTCCAGATTCTATATCTGATGTTACGAAAATTTATACGGAATCAGACTATAAGGACGCTGTAAAGACTATAGATCTTGGAGGAGGTACATATGCTAAATTTGGCACTGATGTCAATGACGGAGATTGGTTTAGAATAAATGGGGTACTATATCAATTGACATCTCAATTTGCTCCTAGTATAGAAATCACTTCTGCTGCAGATGTATCTTTAAAGGCTAAAGATGGAACGCTTAAGTTAGGTGGTAATCTTGTACAATTTGGTTCCGATACAGTAAGCTTTGGTGAGATGGAAGAAGGCGTTCACTTTCAATATAAAGCAACTAAAAAAGGCAAATATAAACCTTGTGATATATTGAAGGTTGATGTAGTAAATAACACTACTTCTGACATAACGCTCGATGGTGGTAATTTTTAGGATATCGAGGCAATTGTAAACGATTCGGAAGTCATTCCGGCACAGCAAAGTGCTACCATAGCACAGTGTAGTATTTTGGATATAATCAAACTGGTGCATTATTTTAAGACCAATAATCAAGGTCCTTGGCAAACTGCTTAATTATGATATTCTTTAATAAACACGACATAACCGGTATACACAGAAATAACATAGAGATGGTCGCTCTATACTTGGGCGACCTACCTCTGTGGGAAGTACCTACCGGTTTTATATTCACAACAGACCAATTCTCGCTACACACGGCAGACGGGTTTGTAATAAAATGTAAAGATCAATAATATGAAGAAAAATCAACTACAATTAGACTATACAAAAGACGGTTTTGTAGAGCTGTTAAACAGAGCAGACACACACCCGTTTGTATTGTATTACGATAAATCAAACTCCTTATATAGGATCTTTGCAACACAAGAAAAATGCGATGCGTGGGTATAGGCATACGAAGCTGGTGAAATGACGGATGAGATAGCAGCATATGAATTTACAGCTTCGTTTACAGCTCCTGCACCATATACGATAAACGTGTTCTCTCTAAAAGACAATCAATACGTACTTGAAGGTTCTACCGGTGTGTTTATGGAATATTCATTTAATACGGTAGACGGAAACGGTGGCGAACTTCCAGAAGCAGTAGATGCTTATTACACGTTTAGAAGTTCTTCTGGTACACACCAAACAAGTAAGATATATAATGCGGGAACTTCGGTAAAACTACAATTAGACGAGTACTTACATAATGGTACAAACACAATCACAATATTATTAAGAGGACGTTCTACTGGTACAACAAAGACAGTAGTTATTACTTATTATGTAGTTAAACTCGACATTCGCACAACATTTGATATATCTAGGAGCATACAACCGAATACAAACTTCGGCGTAACTTATACAGTAGAAGGTGAAGCAGATAAGACTGTTGAATTCTATATAGACGGTATCCTTATATCTACAGCAAGCGTGTCATCGTTGGAACAAAGTGCAACTAGAACACAAGTATTTAACAATACCGATGGCTAGTTTGCATCAGGAAAACACTCGTTGTAGGTACGCGCAAACATGATGGCCGGTGATTAGCAATTCTATTCAAAGATACTGTATTATGAATTTGTTATCGCTGGATCTGATATTACAACAACTCTTATACAATACGTATTTCCAAGCAATCAACAAATACTTGTAGGTGAATTGCCAGGTCTTAGCGGAGAACAATACGTCACACAATAGATAGATTGGGCGTATTATACTTCTGACATAAGGCATCAGACCGCAACAATAGTGTGGCGACTGTTTACGCAATCCGGTGAAGAAACAACACTTGCTACAAGAAATGCAGATGTTGTACAAGCAGAGACGGATAAAAAACCAGATCCGCTGCAATTTATGCCAACAGAGTCAGGTAATTACTAGTTGTAGGCATTGATTAGTGGGAATGTGATAGAAAGTTATACTATATCTGTAATACCAAACACAAATGGTATACTAGAGGCAACGGAAGGAATGATATTGAAACTATCTGGACTTGGTAGAAGCAACGACGAGCCAGAAGAGACGTTGTACTCTTGGGAAAATAGAGGATATAGTTGTACATTCTATAACATGCCTTTTAATGGTAGTGCTGGTTATAATAACAACGCTGTGGTATTCAATCAAGGTGCGACAGGTATGATAAACTGCAAGCCGTTCTCGCAAGAAATATCAGTACATGCGGATAAAGGTAATTGCGTCGAACTTGATTTTGAAACATTTAACGTAGACGAAGAAGATACTGTATTGTTTCGTATAGGTAATTTGAATTCTGGACCGTGTTTATATGTTACGTCAAATAAGATAGTAATGCGGAGTAACCTTGGAAAAGAATTGGTTCAACGGTTTAAGAGCGACGAACGTGTAAAAATTGCAGTAATCACACATCCAAATTCATCCGAAAAAACTGAATATCCTAAAATGATATTCATGTAGACAAACGGTATCTTAGCACCTGGCGTAGAATATGACATCGCTGACAATTTCAATATAGGTTCTTCTGCGCAATCGGATACTTACGGCAACATTTTTATAGGCGATGCTAATGCTAAGGCCGGTATTAAAATATATGGCATTAGGATATATGATACCACTATAAACTAGTGGCAAGAATTGAACAACTACATTATCGATTCTGGTGGAAATATCGGAAAAGAAATCGAAAGTAACGATATATTTCAAAGAGGTTCTAATACTAAAGTAGACGTCGATAAACTGGAAGGACTTATATCGGTATTAAAGATTACTGGAGATATTAGCGAACTTATTGCCACACTTTCAAAAGCATCCAAGGCCGTTAAAGTTGAGTATACAGACCCTGAAGATTCTACAAGAAATTTCACTGGAGATTAGGTATTATTATCTAATGCGGGACAATCTACGCTCGGTTTACATCTTTCTCCATCTATGCACATGAAGTTCGATAAGAACGGAAACGTATTATACGACAGAGATGGTAAACCTTGGCCTAAAAATAGATGGGCGTTTAGAAAAGGTAATGTTCCAGAAAAGAAGGTTCGTTTGCAAGCAAACCCAATGGATAGTTCTGGTTGTCACAACGGTTCGTTCTTAAGAATGGTCAACTCTGTATATCCAAACGTACAAATAAATAACGAGTTTGTATTAAGGACACCTGCTTAGAAATATGTACTAGGTGGCGATTATGCTAGGGATATGGCTGCTAAATATGGTGGCGTTTCTACAGATTACGAGTTCCCGTATACTATAAACTTTGTACCAGATAGCAAACCTATTGTAGTTGTGTGGAGAAAAGACGAAAATAGCGAATATGAAATGCTAGGCAACTACGTATTGATGGAAGAGAAGAAGGCAAACTTTGCAAACGGTATGAGATCCATATATGATAAGATTTCTACTGATGGCACAGTTGACCCATTTGATTTCATGACAGGTGTAAAAGGTGAACGTTTGTGGGACAACGAAGGTTGTATGCAAATGGAAAATCTCCGTAATCACCAGCTTACATTCTTCAGCGGAGACGATCAATGGTAGTCTGAAGAAGAACGCAGGCTTGCATACGAAATGATATATCCTGACGAAGAGGATGTGGTAGAGGATTACGAGAGTGGTAAGAGCGACATGAACGTTAATGATTATTGGAACCAGTTCTATGAAGAGGTTGTACATCCGATAGCATCCACATATGGAAACCAATAGGCATTTGATGATATTGTATTTAAAAAACTCGACAAGTGGTACCTGGCAGCATATTATTGTCTTGTTATGAGACAATGTTGTACAGACTCCCTTGTTCGTAATCTTGAGTGGGTAAGGTATGAAAAAGGCGGCAAATGGCTTCCTAAATGGTGGGACGTGGATATGCAACTCGGATTGCAACAATCTGGTGCGTGTGACGCCATGCCTATGACCGACAGGGATACTAGACAGCATGGAAACTATGTATTATCTGGAAGAACTCAATCTGACGGTAGTTCGTGGTTATGGGACGGTCTTGAAGCAAACGAAGAGTTTCAATAGGCTGTTAGATAGATGGATCAAGCTTTGTACAACGCTGGGTGGACATATGGAAACATAGTAAGCATTCAGGATGGTCAATATGTTCAAAAGTGGTCAGAATCTCTATACAACTTGGATGGACAACAAAAGTATCTTAATTCTTGGCTACAAGGTTACGATTACCTTACAATGTTCTAGGGAGATAGAACCCCACATAGACACTGGTTTCAAAAGACATCATACGACTATTGGGATGCAAAACGTGCTGTAGGTGAATATAAAAGTAAGGTAATCTATATCCGTGCTGGTGGCGCAAGAATAGGAGACAACATGTACTTCGTTGCTGGAGCTACTTCTTATTTTGGTTGGGGTCAAACACAGGATATTGTAGAATCAGGCATACAAGCTAATAAAGGCGATTCGTTTACATTGCACGTACAATCCACAGAAGGTCTTAATAACAACGACCCTGTGTAGATATATGCGGCAAACAAAATACAAGAAGCGGATTTTCATGAAATAGCAAAGTATGTATGGTCTACAA